AAATTTGTTTAAGAAATCTGTACGGAACAAAAAGAAAATACAACAGCGATAATCTTCAAGTTCACCACGCTATGCCGATTAATTTAAGCGAAGATTTAAAGCTTGATGAAAGTAATTTAATTACGCTTTGCTCTGTGCACCACTCAATGTGCGACAAAGGGCAAATTCCGTATGCAGAAGTAAAAAAGATAATTAATGAGCAAAATCAAAAAATAAACCAATCCCCCCACTACTCCAAAAATTTTTTAGAAGAACACTCAAACACCGACAGCCCCCATAAATTTACACCGAATTTAATAAACGTGAGTTTTTTGGAAAGGAAGACAAAATGAAGATAGAAAAAATAAGCATAGATAAAATTAAACCCTATGAAAACAATGCCAAACTCCACCCACCCGAACAGATAGAACAAATAAAAAAATCAATCCGAGAATTCGGAAACAATGACCCAATTGCGATTGATGAAAATAGTGTAATTATCGAAGGACACGGAAGATATGAGGCACTAAAAGAACTTGGATTTAAAGAAATTGAAGTTATTAGGTTAACACACTTAAACGAGCAGCAGAAAAAAGCATATATTTTAGCTCATAACAAACTTACAATGAATACCGGATTTGACTTAAATATGCTAAGCTTGGAACTTGATAGCATTGATGATTTCGATATGTCTGATTTTGGATTTGAAATTGATTTTGAAAAAGAAAATCAAAGAATCTCTGAGAATAAAGAGATTGATACGAATGAATTTGATGATGAAAAGTTTGACTTGGAATGTCCCAGATGTGGTTTTAGGTGGAATAATGAATAAAGAATATATTTGGAAACTGGAAGATTTAAAGAAAATAAAGAAAAACGGTTTAAAAGTTTTTTCGTGTTTTGCTTGTGGCGGAGGCTCGACAATGGGATATAAACTCGCAGGCTTTGACGTTATCGGTTGCAATGAGATTGACCCGAAGATGAACGCAATGTATGTAAAGAATCATCATCCGAAGTATAATTTCAATACTGATATTCGTGATTTGATAAATCGGGGTTTACCCGATGAACTGTATAATCTTGACATTTTAGACGGAAGCCCTCCATGCTCTGTATTTTCTATGGCAGGAAAAAGAGAAAAAGGCTGGGGGATTGAAAAAACATTCAGAGAGGGACAGAAAAAACAGCGGCTTGATGATTTGTTTTTCTACTTTATTGATTTGGCAAAAAAACTAAAGCCAAAAGTTATTGTTGCCGAAAATGTTAAGGGATTGATATTTAAAAAAGCCAGAGGATATGTAAATGAAATTCTCAAACGCTTTGACAAAGCCGGATATGATGTTCAAATTTTTCTTTTAAACAGTGCAAAAATGGGAGTTCCGCAAAGGAGAGAACGAACTTTTTTTATTGCAAGAAGAAAAGATTTGAAGTTTCCAAAAATGGTTCTTAATTTTAGTGAAAAGCCGATTACTTATGGTGAATTTAAAGATACAAATTTCAAACTGCTTCATAGAGGAACTGATGAATATAAATATTGGCATCTAAAAAAATCATCCGACACGTCACTCAGAGATGCGATACTTAGAGAAACAGGCAAAAACAAAAGGTTTAATGAGAAATACATCAAAGATAATATGGTTTGCGGAACTATCGTATCGAAAGGGAAAATTTTGAGATTTGATTTTCCGGCAAAAATAAGTAACAAAGATATAATTACGATTCAGACGTTCCCCCAAGATTACAATTTTTGCGGTCAAAACGTTCAATATGTTTGTGGGATGAGCGTTCCGCCGATAATGATGAAAAAACTTGCAGAGCAAATTTATTTGCAAATATTTAAAAACATGAGGTGAGATATTGTCAAAAATAGATTTAAATAAAC